TTATCAATGAAGTGAACGGTATTTCCCGCGTGGTGTATGACATCAGCGGCAAGCCACCAGCGACTATTGAGTGGGAATGATTAACAGCTAACTCATAGCAACTCATTCCTATTCAGATACTAATTTAACCCTCTGTTTTTACAGAGGGTTTTTGTTTTTATGTATTCATTTCTATTCACTCTACACCATATTTTTCGTCGGTACAGGTGACGGTATTACCTTAAAGGTATACTCTCATACCGTCATGAAAATGGTTTCTATACGGGTGAATTGTGCTTACCGATACAAAATTAAAAAACCTCAAGCCGCAGGACAAACTGTACAAGGTCTCCGATCGTGACGGGCTGTATGTAGCTGTGCTTACGTCAGGCACGGTCTCGTTTCGCTATGACTACCGTATCAACGGTCGCCGCGAAACACTGGTAATCGGGCAGTATGGGCGTGACGGTATCAGCCTGGCAGAAGCGCGAGAAGAACTGATTGCTGCAAAGAAGCTGCTTAAAGCAGGCCAGTCACCGGCTGCGGCTAAACGTGACGGTATTAAAAAGATTCGTGGTGCCGAGACGTTTGCGGTACATACCGACAGTTATATGAAACACGTCATCCTGGCTGACAGTACCCGCGCAATGAAGCAGGCGGTGATCGACCGTGACATACTTCCGGTTCTTGGCAACAAAATGATGGCTGAAATTACCACATCAATGGTTCGTGATTTGTGTGACCGGATTGTCGAACGCGGTGGTCGGGCAACAGCAGTACAGGCCAGGGAGATCATCAGCAGCGTATACCGTCACGCCAATGACCGTGGTCATGGTTTGTTTAATCCTGCGGCTGACATTAAACCTTCGTCTATCGCCATATTTAAACCACGAGAGCGAACACTGACACCAGAAGAAATTGGCCTGTTCTTCCGCACGCTGGATGCCATTGGTGCTATGGGCACTATGAAAATGGCTTTAAAGCTGGTGCTTATCACCATGGTTCGTAAGGGAGAATTCACCAATGCAACGTGGGATGAAATAGATTTTAAAAAATGGACATGGACAATTCCTTCAGACCGCATGAAGGGAAGTCGGGCGCACGTTATTTACCTGCCTAAACAGGCACAGGATATATTAGTCGGGTTGCAGATGTGCGCTGGTGGAAGTGAATATCTGGTTCCTGGTCGTTACAATTTCCGGAAGCCATTATCTAATGCCGCGCTGAACTCTCTGATCGACAGAACGGTGAAAATAATAAATGAAGATGGTGAGCATATTCAGGATTTTACTGTACATGATATGCGCCGTACAGCCAGTACATTGTTGCATGAGGCTGGTTATCCTTCAGACTGGATTGAAAAGGCTCTGGCACACGAGCAGAAAGGTGTGCGCGCCGTATATAACAAAGCGGAATACGCCAGACAGCGCGCCTACATGTTGCAGCAGTGGGCCGATATGATTGATTCCTGGATTAACGGGGAGCATACGGATCTGATTCCGTTCTCCCCGTCGAAGTTTGAGAAGTGGATGGAAGACAGTAATAAATAATTCTATCCTTCCTGGACTTTGGTAAGCGTCAGATTTCCGCAGAACACTGCGCCGGTGTCGATGTACATTTGGTTTGCATACACCAGTGGGTGATGTGCTGGCGTATGACCGAAGATGAACAAATCGGCACCGGTTATCTCCGAGACAATACCGTCCTGCGCGTCGCTAACCCGCTCACGATTCCATATCACCATTTCTTCCGGTACTGGCTTATCGAATGCGTATTCGTTGTGCGGGTAGTCTGCGTGGCAGATGACGACCTTCTTATTGCCGGTAACCAGTTCGATAATCATCGGGAGGTTGGTAACCTTTGGCAGAAGGTATTTGAGTTGCACATCCTGCTCAGAATCAAGTTGGTGCCACCATCCACCGCCGTTTGACATCCAATGTCCGAAACTTCCGCCGTTGACCAGTGCATCCAGCATCATCTGCTCATGGTTGCCACGAACAGCTCGGAACCACGGCATAGTAATCAAATCCAGGCATTCGACGTTTTCAGCGCCGCGGTCAACAAGGTCACCAACGGAAATAAGCAAATCGCGCGCCGGGTCGAATGAAACTTTGTCGAGTTCGTTCATCAGCAGCGTGTAGCACCCATGCAGATCGCCGACGACGAAGATATTGCACCAGTCAGCGCCATTGATGCGTTGATATAGGTTCATGCTGCACGCTCCCGCCCCTGGTTGTCTGTTGGTGACAGCGGAGCATTGCTGAATGCATTTGTTAATCCGCCGATATCCAACGCGTATCCAGGGTGTAGTTGCACTGCCGGGTCTTCGCACTGATTACCCCAAACATCGAAGCCATGAGACGTCTGGCGGGCGAACAGTTCAATGCGAGAAACATCGCCTAATAATTGCACAAGTTTTTCACGAACGATATCTGGCTTTCTTGAATGCTCAAGCCGCGGTGCGGTAAATGACTGAACGATCCCTGCATTAATGCGCGTAGGTAGTTTTCCCTTTACCGCAAACAGGCAATCTTCACTATTGGCGCGAGTCATGTGTCCCATACCCATAACCAGTTTATCTGGTTGTCGACTACCACATTTTATCCACGTGAAGCCCTTCATCGTCATCAGACGGAATCCCCAGGCTTCAACAACTTTTAGTGCTTCGAGTGGTTGTGTTGGCACCCACCACATGGCCAACAGACAGTTTTCATCGGCCAAATCCCACACAGGAAGGCGGCAGATATCCAGCACACTCATAACCGGATATTTAAAACCGGCACCGCGATTACCATCTGCGGCTTTGTCCCGGTATACCCAGGGTGGATCTGCATAGATTAGTGTGTATTTCTTAGTCATAAACCACCCCACAACATCCTATGCCGCTATAGTCGCCACGGCGAAGGCCGTTACCTTTTGTGATACATTGGTCCCTGCGAACCGCGATCCTTGCACGTTCAACATCACCAGAAGCAACATCCATACACTGAAGCCAAAGGTGAGCGGCAATGCGGAACTGCCCTTTTTTCTCTCTTTCAATCGCGCGTTTTTCGATCTCTATCGCCGCAGGAGTAACGGCGATAACCTTTGAAGGACGGCGCATTGAAACCTTGTTCATGTGATATTTTTCAAGTCGGCTTAACTTTCTCACTTAATCCAACCCTCTCTGAAAATTAATGCCAGCAGATAAAGCCATGCTGAAACAGAGGCCAGGAATAAGTACCATCCTGACCATTTGCTCCAGTGCCTTAGCAGCACACTCATGCAGCGTTTCTCACAGGACGATATACACGTTGCTGAACAGGAGGCTTTTTACCCTGGAACTCTGCCGGGCTTGCTGCCTGACGTTCATCAAGCCAACGCTCAACTTCGTCACGGTTCCATGCGCAGCGTTTGTCAGTGATATACCAGCGTTTAGGAAATTCACCTGCGCGCTCCATACGGTCGATAGTGCTCCATGACAGTGGCACCACCGCCAGGAGTTTCTTCTTATCTAATGCACCTTTCATAAATACCTCTCTTGGTTGCAGTGCGGCGCGTGTGGCGCCGCGGTGGTGGTTACATAGATGTTTCGTTTAATTCTTCCCGACGAACGCTGTAAACGTCGGTGGCTTTTGCCAGCAGTTCGTCATCATCTGAAAGTTTTTGTGCAATGTATTTGTAAGCCTTATCCAGTTCGGAGACAGTGCTGTAATTCATCGCTGCGCTGGTAAAGGCCATCAGCATTTCTTCTGGATCACGGCTATCCGCTTTACGCGTTTGCTCATCATGCTTTTTCACTGGTTTAGCGTTGATCAGACTGTTCATGCTGGATGCTGTGCCGTGCTTTGCCTGACTTCTTGGAGTTACGTCACGTTCAATAATGTCAGGTGAGTCGATATATTTACCTTCCATTTCCTCAGCTGTGGCTTGTTGACCAATCTCCGGCCATGCTTTACGTAATGCCTGTGCCTCTGCGCATTTTGCCAACTGCGCATAAGGGCGCTTTTTCCACATGGCATTTGGTGCCGATGTGTCACGCCCCCCAGTTGCATAGTTCTCAATCCAGTATTCTTTGGCGCTAAACTCTACGATTTCCCCGCTTGCCATTCGCTTGCTGACGGTGTACTTACACCACTGAGGGAAGGTAACCTCCACGCCTGAAAGCGTTTGTGTTACATCTGGACCGAACTCAGGTTCATTAGCGCCTGCGTAATCGCCGGAACGGTAGGCCTGAATGCGATAAAGTCCAATGCCAGGCATGACCACGTCGCGCCATTCATTCTTTCCACTCTTCGAGTCTTTAACACTCATTGGTACCAGGTGTACCGGCTTAAGAAGAGGATCGAGTTGACGCGCCCGGCAGTAATCGACTGCCATCATTACCGATTCATCTTTTGCCCCAGGGTAAATACTGTTTTTCAGAGCGCTCCATGTAACTTCATCGATTCCCCGAATAGCCAACACATCATTGGTGATTGCAATTTCGTTGCTCATACGTACATATCCTGTTTGCGTGCCCACTCAGGGCGTTTAATAATTTCCACGCCGCCCCATTCATCGCTGATGCGGCATTCGTGATAGGTATTCAGATCCCGGCGGAACAGAGCGTGCCCGGCATCGACATCCGGCGCATCCAGCCCGAACACGCGTACCGGATACCGACCACAATCAATGCTTTCGCTCACGGCAAGAAAGAAAAAACCATGCGGCTGACCAGTAACCCTCATTGCGCCTTCGCGGTACATTGCGTCCTGCACGTGGTAGCGGAATTCCTCGATGTGACGTGCAAAACGGTCCATATCTGCAACCTTTTTCACGTCGACGATCACGTTGTGCTCGTTCAGCCATTTGTCTGGACGAATTCGGCACAACTCACCCGTCTCTTCATCGTTCCAGTACATTGATGCTTCGCAGTAACCAGGTGCTTCCAGCATCCAGCGTGCCGCCGGGTGAGCCATTGCGCTATCACGCATCAGCTCCAGTTTCCGCCACTGCTCGGCATCAAGTACCGTAATCCCCATATCCGCTACATCACGAAGAAATGCTTCTTCGTCAGCTTTACCTTGTTTCGTCCGACGATCGAACTTCGGTGAAACAATGAAGCGTTTGTCGAATTCTCCAGGCTCCAGAAGCAGACAGTGCAATGCGGTTCCCATATCCAGTGCAGACTTTTTCTCTTCGTCTTCTGGTGCTGCCTGAACCCATTTAAGAAGCGCCGGATTCTTGGCAACCATGTCCAGTTGCGACTTACTCACGCCGTCACCGGCGTGGTAGTCTTCGTTGCTGATGTCGAAATAAATTCCCGGTTTCATGCCGCGTCCCTCTGTCCATCAAGCTGATCCGCCAGATCCCAGCGCGCTATAATTGCCATTGCCTCGCGCCGGTAGGCATCCATCAGTTCTTCGAACTCAGGGCTGTCTTTAGCAGCCTCCAGCACTTCCTGACGAACGCCTTTGCCTGTTACAACGTCGAAAGTTGAGGACAGTTGATGAAGTCGGATGCTCTCAATCAGTTCAACTTGTCGGTCATATAGCTGTTCTGACAGGCGGTAGTCCTTGTCGAATGCCAGCATGATTTTTTGAAGATTTTTCTGCTGATTAACGTTCATTATCAGCCCTCCCATATCTCGTTATCGTTGGCTACATCGCGAGCTTCTTTGCTGACGAAAGCCCACTTAATGCCTTCCTGTAAGGTGCGGAACTTCCAGCTCATGAATCCGCATGCAGTAACGCAGTACCAACCGTTGATGATTTTCCACTGCATAACTTGTTACCTCGGTCTGTTACCGTTGAGGTAATAATTATGCGTATTTGGTTTGATGTCAATAGATATGAGTTAAAAAAATTACCCATTAGGTAATAGTATAGGCAATAAAAAAGCCGCCAGAAGGCGGCTTACTTACTGAAGAGTATGATTTTATTGTTTGTTTTTTTCGTTCTGGTTGATGACAAATTCAATGTAACTTTCGATCTTTGCTTTCTCGGTTTCGGGTAACAATGCGTAGCGCGAGCGGTCATAGTTGATAGTCGCAGGGTCGTGCGGGTGAATCAGTAGTTCATATCCGTGACGCCCGAATGCGGATGCAACATTCTCCAGGGTGGAAATGGAAACGCTGACCTCATTGTTTAACAGGCGACTGATTGTCACCTGGGCGACGCCGGATGCGCGGTGAAGTTTTCCCTGAGTTGAAAGGTCGCGGCTTTCACTCATCCAGCGTTCCAGGTTGTGAGCTGCCAGCTGACCAATGTCGCTTGGGCCGACAGGCTGAAAACCTTCCTGAGAAAGCGAGCGATCGATATCAAGCCAGTTACGGGGTTTATTGGCGGCAGCTTCAATTTTTCGCGCAACCTGGTCGCCGATAACCTTCTTGCCAAGAGCCCAGCGGTTTACCAGATTTGCCTGAGTTCCAAGTTTTTCTGCCATCCGCGTCTGAACACCATTGAATTCACGGTCGATCAAGTCGTTGAGATTTTGCCTGCGGACGTCCTGGATACTTTTCATTTTCTGGAAAATCGCCTCATATATGAATCAGTAGATGATTCAATTTAAAGCAATATTACCCAACAGGTAAATGCACCCCATAGGTAACTATCCTTGATTTTTGTTACCTTATGGGTGAATATTTATTATCTGAAATAAATATCAGGCAATAGCTATGAGCGATAACGGACATTTCGATTTCAAAAAGCACTGGCTTGCACTTACTCCGGATGAGCGTGAAGCCTTCGCACAGGAAGCCGGAACGACGAGTCACTATATCCAGACTCACTTAACAGGTAAGCGCAAAATGCCAGGTAAGGTATTGATGAATGGGCTTTTTAAAGCCTGTAAAACAAGACAATGGCTGCGCTCAAAAGCGGAACTGGCATACTTCTTCTACTCATGATATCTGGCAACAACCCTCTGTAGACCGCCATCCGGCGGTCTTTTCATATCTATTCGTACCTCAAAGGTAATAAAAAACCAAATCTGGTTGATCTTTTTTTTGTGTCAGCACAAAATAACCGTAATCCCAATACTAATAACAGGGCTTACCATGGAAATCATTACACGTATTGATGCCGCAAAGCGCGGACTTAAACGCTACTACACCGGAAAACCATGTAAGCACGGACATGACAGTGAACGCTGGGTTTACAACGGACACTGTGTTGAGTGCACCATGGAGTCAAACCGTCGCATCAGGGCAGAGATTAAGCAGATCATGATTAATTCCTCCCCACAACACTCAAGCTGATAGCGGAGATTAATCATGAGCAGACATGCAACAGATTGGGCCTGGGAGACAGATCCAGGTAGCTCATCATTAAAGCTCATACTGCTCTCGATGGCTGACAGAGCCGATGAATATAACCTCTGCTACCCCAGCATAGAACGCCTCGTTAAAGACACTTGCCTGAATAAAAAAACCGTGCAGGCCGGGCTTATATCGCTCATGAAAATGGGGCTTATTTCAGATACCGGAGAGAGAAAGGGAGCGACAAAAAGAGTGCGGGTTTTCTCTCTTAATATAACCAAAAACGGGAACATTAAAGGCAACCGGGAGGGGGGCAATGAACCCGAAAACGGGAATATACCCGAAAACGGGAATATACCCAAAAACGGGATGTTGAATGATCCCAAAAACGGGATGTTGAATGATCCCAAAAACGGGATCCAGAACCAGTCATATAACCAGTCATTTAACCAAGAGAGGGAGAGCAGGACAAAAAGCGGGGATTCTGTGCCTCATGACCCCGGAGCAAACAACGCCGTGATGAATAACTTTGTTCCTCCTGGTGGGCCAGGGCAATTAGGCAAATTTGTCATGCATGAACAATGGCAGCCATCAGATGACTTTCTTCGGAAAAGCTCATTGCAGGGGATCTACCTGGACAGTCTGCCAACGGCACAGGAACTTGCAGAGTTCAGAATTTACTGGATGGCTGAGGGTAAGGCATACCATCAGGCACAGTGGGAGCAGAAGCTGGCAAGGCGGCTGCAGATTAGCAGACAGAAGCAATCAACATTACCTGATAACAACGTTCCGCACTGGAACAGCCCTGAAGCATGGGAGGATTTCTTGTGAACAACGTTTTTACCGCGATACAAAACCGTGACGGAGAAGCCCTTTCTCGCATGTCAGGTTATGAGCATCAGTACGTCAACAATGACAATGTGGTGAACATGTCAGCAGAGAGGCTTGTTGATGCCCTTTTTAAACAGCTGAAACAACTGTTTCCGGCGGCAGTGGTAACCAACCTGAAGACGCCAGAGCAGGAAGTTGCTGCAAAACAGCAGTGGATTGCTGCGTTTGCCGAAGGGGGGATCCGAACCCGTGAACAGGTTTCTGCTGGTATGCGCCACGCCCGCGCCAGTGAATCTCCGTTCTGGCCGTCTCCAGGGCAATTTATCAAGTGGTGCAAAGACAGCAAGATGGTTCTTGGCGTCACCATTGACGATGTGATGGCGGAGTTTCACCGGTACAGCAAGGAAAAAAGTTTATATCCTGGTGGTCCCGAAAGATTCCCGTGGCGACATCCGGTTATGTACTGGATCGTATGTGATACCCGCCGTGCAATGTATCAGCGCCAGCTTAGCGAGATTGAGGTTGAGAAACACGCACGCAGGCTGCTCGATGATTGGGCGAAAAAGGTGGCTTCCGGACAGCAGATACCCGATCCGGTGATCAGCATACAGGCAAAGCCAGAGCCCATGAGTACGCCTCCGGACACAGGGAGAGACGTTTACCATCCACCAGGGCGAAGTTTCGGGTGCATGCCTAACGCCGCCACCCTTGGGGGAATAACACCGGCGCAGTGGCTGATGGAGGAATACAGGCGGGGAAAGGCGGCAGGATTTATCAAGTAATACCAGCGCGATAGCGCATTTTTTTACGCCTCGACAATTACCTGTTAGGTAATAAAATATTCTAAAATCTATTGATTTCGTGTCTTATGTGGTTTTTAATTACCTCAGGGGTAAATCATGAGAAAACAGATACAGGCTCTTGGTCGACTCAAAACAGGTCAGATGAACAAAACAGAATCTGCGTATTGCCAGCACCTTGAGCAGCGTAAACGTGCAGGGGAAATCGCCTGGTATCGGTTCGAGGGTATCAAGCTGCGGTTAGCTGATAACACGTTTTATACGCCAGATTTCGCTGTGATGCTCGCCACCGGCGAGATGGAACTGCACGAAGTGAAAGGTTTCTGGACCGACGACGCCAGGGTGAAAACCAAAGTCGCCGCAGATCAGTATCCGTTCCGAATCATCGGGGTAACGGTTAAGCCAAAGAAAGCAGGTGGTGGCTGGAACATCGAAGAGTTCTGAATCGACGATCTTTTTAGTTATCAATGTAATCAATAAGTTATGTGGATAAGCGAGGGTAAAGATGGAAAGTAATATCAAAGGGTTAGTTTCCGCCGGGCATGAGATGGCTTCGGAACTGAAAGCAGAATGTGGTGCCGTTGATATGCGCAGTGTGGCAAAGCTGATCAGCGATTTGGCAACGCAACTGGAAGTGCAACTGGTGCGTGCTAATGCGCTGGCGGCGGAGAATGCGGGGCTTAAACAGTCGGAGAAGGAATTTAATAACTTCTGTCGTCAGGAGTACTACGGTTGGGAGGACAACTTCACGGAAACTCCAGCCACCGATGCTTTTCTGGCTGAAATTCGTGCGGAGGCTCGCAACGAGGGGATTAACTATACCGCCAGCCGTCTTGCTGCTGCGTTCAATCACGGATTTATCAATAAGTCTTTGCGTGAAGTTTTCGACGTTACACGCATGATTTTGTCAGCGAAAGAAGAGTTGGTTAATGAAGCGCATCCGATTGATGGCCTGTCTGGTGAATATGCGGAGAAATCCCTTGAAGAATGGGCGGAACAGATTCGCAAAGGAGGCAAGCAGTGAGTGTATATCTCATTGATAAACGTCGACGTGGGCAACAAATACCACCTGTAGGAATTCCGAATCACACATGGTTTTGCGTACTTGATATCGATGGTATGGATGCGTTGGTTGACACTCGTCATTACTGCGATACCGCAACAGCTACTCCGGCGAAAGCAAAGAAAATGGCTGCTCTGATAGAAAACTGGACTCCACCTGATGGTTGGTGCAATGGGAATGATCGAGATTGGCACGAAAAAATGAAGGGCTATATCTGTGATTTTTTACGTAAATGCAACGGCTTCAGGGTGATGTGATATGACCAAAATTAACTATCAGGCACTGCGTGAAAAGGCAGAGAAAGCAACGTGTGGTGTGTGGTCGCTCGAATATGGAGAGGGCCGATTTGATGGTGATGATGCGCTAATTCATCGTGAAGTTGCTGGATATATTCCCATTTGCAGAATTGAAGGAGCGCATCCTGAAAGCGGTTTCGATGAAGATTTCCAAATAGAACAGCAGGCCAATGCTGAATTCATCGCCGCAGCCAATCCAGCTACCGTGCTGGCACTACTGGATGAACGAGAAAGAAACCAGCAATACATAAAACGCCGCGACCAGGAGAACGAGGATATTGCGCTAACGGTAGGGAAGCTGCGCGTTGAGCTGGAAGGCAAAGACAGCAAAATAGCCAATCTTACCGCCGAACGCGATGCTCTTCGTGAAGGTGAGATGGGCGACGCTAGGCATAGCAACACACGGGCCGCAGCTGATATCTACTTCCAACTGGTCGAGGAGTGCGAAATTCCTGCTGGCGGTTCTCTGGTCGAGTACGTTGACGATATGCGCGAGAAGCTGGAAGCCGCAGAGAAGCGCATTGCAGAACTGGAAGCACGGGAAATAAAACCAGCCAAAGGCGAAGTTCTTGTCGTTGTTTCTGGTTTTACTGGTTGCGGAAAAAGCGCCATCGCCGGGGAAATAGAAATCGCGATGAAGGCTATTGGTGTACCGGTTCAGTGGACTAATGGCGATGTGGAAAAGCGCATGACAGGAGCTGACTGGCTGACAGCGATTGAGATGTACAAACCAACAGTGCGCATCGTGGAAGTTAATGTGCCACGCGCCCCTGGCATTCGCATCAAAGGAGAGTGATATGACTACTATAACCGATAAGAAACAGTATCCAGGCGAGCAATATCTTAATGAGCTAATCACCAACATAGAGTTTGCTGCAAGGGCACCAGTTGAAGTCGTGAGAGCGATGGCAGCAGAGCTACAGAAGCTGCGCGAAGCTGATAGTGCAGAACCTGTAAGCCAAACTTACAAGTTGCCTCCCCTGTCATCCAACGAAGTAAACGACGCGGCATGGAAATTACACGACATGCTGACTGAACATGGCCCGCTAAATGGGCGTCAGTTCAACAATCTGAAAGGTTGCTTCTATGAGGCATTAAAGGTCGCAATGCGCAACTATCCGGTAACTCCGGATAGTTGGATAAGCTGTAGTGAGCGAATGCCAGAAATGGGAGAGCGACAATGCTATGTGTTAGCTGCTGACTTTAAAAACAACTACCCACCAGGCATCCCCAACACTCAGGTCGGCGTATATGGCGACTGGTTTAATGATGGCAAGCCCACTTGGGATGACGGTGGTGGCGAAGACCTGTATCTCAAGGAGGTAACCCACTGGATGCCTCTACCAGAACCGCCGCAGGAGGTTAACCGTGGCTAACCTGCAACTTGCCGTCAAAGGTGAATACTTCGATGCCATCATTCGCGGAGAGAAAACGGAAGAGTATCGCCTGTGTAATGACTACTGGAATAAGCGAATTATGTTCAGGGATTATGACCGCCTGATTATCACAAAGGGATATCCGAAGCGCGAAGACTTCAGTCGCAGAATTGACGTCCCGTATAACGGATATGAAATAAAGACAATCACACATCCGCACTTCGGTGATAAACCGGTAAAGGTGTTCGCGATAAAGGTAAATATTGATGGCTAAATCAGCAGCAGAGCGCAAAGCCGCTCAGAGAGCCAGACAAGCTGCATCTGGTGTGCGTAAGCTGGAGATTGTGCTTGATGCTCAGGAAATTGAAATTCTGGAGCGTAACTGTGCCACGCGTCGCCCCGGGCGTGCGCCTTACGAATTTGGTGAGTATATAGCGTTACTGATCCGCCAGGATGATGCACGCGTGCACGGGCGTATAAAATCGATCAGCAGAACACGTTGCGGTAAGTGCGGCGAGAGAGTTCCAGTTAATTCATGTCCGTGTAATGGTGACTCACAATGCTGGGTGACTAAAGGCTGGCATGAAACGAAATTAATAGTGTGACATGTCACGAGTAGATTATGCATGATGAATTTGACGGGTTTTGAATACTGCCGCCAACTATGGCGGCTTTATTTTGCATGGTACTATTACCACAACGGTAACTATTACCACGGTGGTTATGATGCCTGCTGAACCTAAAACCTATAAACGCAAATCAACGCAATTTAAGCCACTAACAGCAATGCAGGAGGCTTATTGCCAGTCATACATCAAAACGCCTGAAAACCAGACTCAGGCAGCGATTAACGCAGGATTCTCCCCAAATACAGCGGCAGTTAAAGCCAGTGTCATGATGCGCGATGAACGCATTCAAAAACGGATTGCCGAGTTGATGGAGGAGCGCAACAAACGAATGCGTGTCAGTGCTGATTACGTTCTCATGCGCCTGGTGGAGATCGACCAGATGGACGTGATCGACATCCTCAACGACGATGGGAGCCTTAAACCAATCCGTGAGTGGCCGAAAATCTGGCGCACTACGCTTAGTGGCTTTGATCTGTCATCGACCATCATGAACATGAACGAGGATTCAATAGAGACAATCCTCAAAAAAATTAAATGGCCTGACAAGGTGAAGAACCTTGAGCTGATTGGTAAGCATGTTGATGTCAACGCATTCAAAGAACGTCTGGATGTTAATGTGAATGTGACAATTGCTGATCGCATAGCAGCAGCCAGGAAGCGACTCAAAGAACGTCAGGATGGTAATCAGTGACAGATACAGCGTTATCTCCTGAAGAGCAGTTAATCGAGGATATTGCAGGGTTCACTCACGATCCGCTTGGCTATGCCCTCTATGCGTTCCCGTGGGGGGAAGATGGGACTGAACTGGCACATGCCACCGGTCCACGTCAGTGGCAGGCTGATGCGTTCCGAGAGATACGTGATCACCTGCAGAATCCAGAGACGCGCTATCAGCCGCTTATGCTGGCACGCGCTTCGGGTCACGGTATTGGTAAATCCGCATTCATCTCAATGCTGATCAACTGGGGCATGTCCACTTGCGAGGATTGTAAGGTTGTGGTGACCGCCAACACCGACAACCAGCTACGAACGAAGACCTGGCCGGAAATTATCAAGTGGTCGAACCTTGCTATCACGAAAGACTGGTTTACCTGTACCGCTACCGCGATGTACAGCAATGATCCTGGACACGACAAGCGGTGGCGAGCTGACGCAATACCCTGGTCTGAGCACAACACTGAGGCATTCGCCGGACTACACAACGAGCGCAAACGCATCATCGTGGTATTCGATGAAGCGTCGAACATTGCGGATCTGGTGTGGGAAGTTGCTGAGGGTGCGCTTACGGACGAAGACACTGAGATTATCTGGGTGGCGTTCGGAAACCCTACACGTAACACCGGGCGTTTTCGCGAATGTTTCCGCAAATATAAACACCGCTGGAAAACTGCGCAGATTGACAGCCGGACGGTGGAAGGCACTAACAAACAGCAGTTGCAGAAATGGGTTGATGACTACGGGGAAGACAGCGACTTCGTTAAAATCCGTGTGCGCGGCATATTCCCGGATGCATCTGAATTGCAGTTTATCCCTACCGGCCTTACTGACGAGGCAATGAAACGGGTGGTAACCGCTGCGCAGGTTGCACATGCTCCGGTGATAATCGGCGTTGACCCGGCATACTCCGGCGTTGATGACGCTGTGATATACCTGCGGCAGGGGCTGCACAGTAAGGTGCTGTGGACTGGCAACAAGACCACTGACGATCTGATTATGGCGAAGCGTATCGCTGACTTTGAAGACCAGTACCAGGCTGACGCAGTGTTCATCGACTTCGGTTACGGAACTGGTCTGAAGTCAATCGGTGATGGCTGGGGTCGTACATGGCAACTTGTTCCGTTCGGTGGCGCGTCTACTGACCCGCAGATGCTCAACAAGCGTGGGGAGATGTTCAACTCATGCAAGACATGGCTGAGGCTGGGCGGCATGCTGGATGACCAGGAAACAGCGGACGACCTGTCTGCGGCAGAGTACAAAGTTCGAGTGGACGGTAAAATCGTTATCGAACCGAAGGAAGATATCAAGGAGCGGCTTGGGCGTTCTCCTGGTAAAGGCGATGCGCTACTGCTGACGTTTGCGTTCCCTGTGTCGAAGCGTCTGCGAATTCCCGGGCAGCAGAACCAGCAAGGCAAGGCCATCACAGATTACGATCCATATGCTTAATCCGCTGGTGGGGATAATGTCGTTGATATCCTCTGATGAGGATAAAACAAAGCCAGCTCATCGGCTGGCTGTTTGTGACATGTCACGGTGTTACTTAATGGCATTAAATCCAGCGTTGATGGCTTCCGCAATATTGATGGCACTTGTTTTATCGAAGTGCCCATTCTGAATAAGCGCCGCATGCAGGCATTGTAACTTCATGTTGTATAAGTGTTCGCTCATGTAATCATTATCACTTTTTGCTTTAGCGTAAACAGCGCGAGAAATATCAAAAACATCGCCTTTTTCCATTTCAGAACGTTGTGCTGTTATCCAGTCATGGAACGTAACGCTAGTACCATGGTCTTCGCTAAGAGTTAACCCGGCCAGTCCCTCACTCTGAATTACTTCGTAATGCATTTCATTACCAGCAAAAACGCCATAAAAAATGCAGTCTTCAGCCTGAACGATACGAGAATATTTTAATGGCCATTCATTTAGATACTTAGCCAACATATCAATTGTCTTCATGATCTCACCTTAAAAAATGCCCGGCGAACCGGGCGAACTGGAAGCAATGAGTTATGCCTTCCGTGGCTGTACGGGTTTACAGCATGAAGTCATCGCAATGGCGTCCTGCTGTAAAAAGGGCGGTGATAGTCCTTCAAGGGAAACTATCACCGCCAAGCACCTGGAACTTCTGGCATCACGGTCCTTAGGCGTGATTCTGGCGTGGCATGCAGGATTCGAACCTGCGACCAACCGCTTAGAAGGCGGTTGCTCTGTCCAACTGAGCTAATGCCACAACGCTGAGAGCACTTAGCCTGTTAAGGCGCCACACTTTGTCGCGGCTCCATAAATGCTCTCATCGTTGTACCCTCGTCTCTTCCGAGGCGTCACACCGAATCGCCGGGATGGTGAATCCCCGTGCGCGGAATAAAACCGCTCGACTTGCACATTCCGGCTACCTGGTTCGTTTGCCACAGCCAGGGAGGGTGCCCCTTAAACGTATCCAGACCGCTATCGGCGCATGTGCCATACGCCGTACTGCTCAAAATAAAAGCTCACCCCACCTGTTCAATTTAACGACAAGCCAGTCAGGTTAATAACCGGAATGAACTCTTTGCTTACCTGAAGGGTAATAATTTGTGCGTTAAATGTCAACTGTCTACGATAAATAAATCATATGTGGTTAAATTGGTAATAATTTAATTACGTACGGAGTCATTGATATGTGCATGGGTAGCTCACCATCAGTGCCTGCAACACCAGAAGTTCAGGCAGCACCACAGGAGCAGGATGCCGCCGTTGTTGATGCCCGCGACGAAGAAACACGTCGCCGTCGCGCTGCTGCTGGTCGTAGTTCTACGCTGCTTACCGGTTCTCAGGGCGACACATCAACCGCTAATACCAGCGGTAAAACGCTGCTTGGTCAGTAACCGGAGTCATTGAAATGGCGGAAACAACTAAAGAGCGATTGAACAAACAGTTCGCACAACTTGAAAGCGAGCGTCAGTCGTTCGAGCCGCACTGGCGCGAGTTGAGTGATTACATCAACCCGCGTGGTTCCCGCTTTCTGACTTCTGAGGTCAACCGTAACGATCGACGCAATACACGCATTATTGATTCGACCGGGACTATGGCGGCGCGCACTCTCGCCAGCGGCATGATGTCAGGCATCACAAGCCCCGCGCGTCCGTGGTTTCGCCTGGCTACGCCAGATCCTGAAATGATGGATTATGGCCCTGTTAAGTTGTGGCTTGAGGCGGTGCAGAACCGCATGAACGATATGTTCAATAAGTCGAATCTCTACCAGTCTCTTCCGCAGTTATACGGAAGCCTCGGCACATACAGCACTGGTGCAATGGCGGTGCTGGAGGATGACGAGGACATCATTCGCACAATGCCATTCCCGATAGGCAGTTACTACCTGGCTAACTCACCTCGTGGCAGTGTGGACACCTGTTTTCGCAAGTTCTCTATGACTGTTCGTCAGCTTGTTCAGGAGTTCGGGCTAAATAACGTCAGCGAATCTGTAAAAAGCATGTGGGAAAGCGGCACCTACGAGAAGTGGATTGAAGTGATGCATTCGGTTTACCCGAACATTGACCGCGATACATCGAAGCTGGATAGCAAGAACAAGCCATTCAAATCGGTTTATTACGAGGTTGGTGGCGATAACGACAAGTTGTTGCGTGAGTCCGGATTCGATGAGTTTCCAATTATGGCTCCGCGCTGGGAAGTTAATGGCGAAGATGTTTATGGATCATCATGCCCGGGTATGCTGGCGCTTGGACCTGTTAAGGCATTGCAGCTTCTCCAGAAGCGCAAGTCGCAGTTGATTGATAAAGCCACCAATCCGCCGATGGTTGCTCCGACTTCCCTCAAGAATCAGCGTGCCTCCCTTCTTCCTGGCGACATCACGTATATCGATCAGATTACTGGTCAGGATGGCTTCAGGCCTGCTTATCTGGTTAACCCCAGTACAGCAGATTTGGTGGCAGACATTCAGGACACTCGTCAAATCATTAACAGCGCCTACTTCGTCGATCTGTTCATGATGTTGCAGAACATCAATACCCGCTCAATGCCTGTTGAAGCGGTGATCGAAATGAAAGAAGAAAAGCTTCTGATGTTGGGGCCGGTTCTGGAGCGTCTGAACGACGAATGTCTTAATCCTCTCATTGACCGCGCTTTCTCGATGATGGTGCGTAAAAACATGCTGCCGCCACCGCCTGACGCGATGGAAGGCATTCCCCTGAAGGTCGAATACATTTCCGTCATGGCTCAGGCGCAGAAGTCTATCGGCCTGTCCAGTCTGGCGTCCACGGTTAACTTCATTGGTCAACTTGCGCAAGCGAAACCAGAAGCTCTCGACAAACTCAACGTTGATCAGGCGATCGATGCATTCGCTGATATGTCCGGAGTGTCTCCAACCGTCATTGTTCCGCAGGAACAGGTTGAGCAGGCTCGCCAGCAACGGGCACAGCAGCAACAGCAACAACAAATGATGGCGGTGGGGATGGCGGCGGCACAGGGTGCCAAGACGCTAAGCGAAGCTAAAACTTCGGATCCGAGTGTTTTGACAGCTATGGCGAATGCAGTTAGTGGTCAGGGTGGGCAATCACAATGACAGATTACGAAGACGATCAACTGAAAGAAGAAAACGCCCGTAAGCAACGTGACATGGCGCAGCGTGAAATTGATGACATTCGCTTTGTCATGAGCAGTGAACAAGGGCGTCGCGTTGTCTGGTCGGTGCTGGAGAAAGGCCGTGTGTTTTCCGCTATCTCACCGATGGACGCTATGGCAATGGCATTTAATGAGGGGCAACGCAATCTGGCGCTGGAACTGTTTCAGCGCGTTATGGCGCATTGCCCTGAACAGTATTTGAAGATGGCCAAAGAGGCCAGTGAACAGGAGTGATCATGAATTTATTTGAGCGTTTGCTGTATCGCCGTCTTTGCAATGAGCAACCAGTCGATGGTGGAGCAGCTCCGGCTGCGTCAGAACCGTCAGCGCCTGCAGGTGATAACCCTGCTCCAGTTGGTGATCCATCACAACAGGAAGGTGATAAGCCACAACCTGTTGCTGATGGCGATAAACCTGCTGATGACAAAAAGCCTGAAAACGATAAGCAGGATGAAAAAAAGGACGGCGATAAACCAGAGGGTGCGCCTGAAAAGTACGAGTTTCAGGCTGCCGAAGGCGTAGAGCTGGATACAGAAGCGTTGAAGGAATTCGAGCCGGTGGCGCGAGAACTAAACCTGACCAACGAGCAAGCGCAAAAGCTGGTTGATGCTTATCCGAAGATTCTGGCAGGTGTTCAGCAGCGCCAGGCAGAAGCCTGGCAGAAAACAACCGAGCAGTGGGCTGCGGATGTAAAAGCTGACAAAGAAATCGGTGGCGACAAGTTGATTTCTAACCTTAGCGCCGCACAGCGTGCGCTTGACCAGTTCGGGACACCTGAACTCAAAGAATATCTGAACACCACCGGGCTGGGTAATCACCCTGATCTGGTCAAAACGTTCGTGAAAATCGGAAAGGCGATGTCTGAAGATGGCATGGTCACCGGTGGTAATGAAGGCCAGCGTAGTGCGGCCGAAGTGCTCTATGGCAAATAAGAGAGGAAATGACAATGGCTGTTAAAGGCTTAACTGCGCTAACGCTGGCTGACTGGGGTAAGCGCGTCGATCCAAACGGGAAAGTCGATAAGATTATCGAGCTTCTCAGTCAAACCAACCCAATCCTTCAGGATATGCCTTTTGTTGAAGGAAACCTTCCTACCGGACACCGAACCACCATTCGTTCTGGTTTGCCTTCCGCTACTTGGCGTTTGCTGAACTATGGCGTACAACCGAGCAAATCAACAACGGTGCAGGTCACTGATTCCATTGGCATGCTGGAAACCTATGCTGAAGTCGATAAGTCTCTGGCTGATCTGAACGGTAATACTGCCGAATTCCGCCTGTCTGAAGACCGAGCATTTATTGAAGCGATGAATCAGGCGATGGCGCAGACGCTGTTTTACGGTGATTCCAGCGTTAACCCTCAGCAGTTTATGGGACTGTCCTCCCGCTATTCCAGCCTGTCTGCGGGTAATGCTCAGAACATCATTGATGCTGGTGGCACGGGTACAGATAACACTTCAATCTGGTTAGTGGTGTGGGGCGAAAACACCGTGCATGGCATCTTCCCGAAAGGGCAGAAGGCTGGCATCCAGATGGAAGATAAAGGCCAGGTGACACTGGAAGATGCTAATGGCGGCAAGTACGAAGGTTATCGTACCCATTATAAGTGGGACAACGGGCTGACATTGCGTGACTGGCGCTATGTTGTTCGCATTGCAAACATCGATGTCAGCAATCTTGACGCTCCTTCTACTGCTGCGAATATCGCAAAACTGATGATTCGTGCCCTTCATCGAATCCCAAATCGTGGGATGGGACGTCCTATTTTCTACATGAACAGAACCATTAACGAAGTGCTTGACCTGCAATCTCTGGAGAAGAGTTCTCTGGCGATCAGCGTGAAAGAGACAGAAGGCGAATGGTGGACAGAACTTCGTGGTGTGCCGATTCGCGAAACTGACGCACTTCTGGAAACAGAAGCCCGCGTGGTGTAACGCCTGTTATTAACCTGTGGGTCGTAACAGACCCACTAATGGAGAAAGAAGATGATCACCGACAAACTGTTGATGTTCTCCGAAGCTCAGGCGGTTACGAATACCGCGGCTTCTACTGACGTAATCGATCTCGGTCCAATTGACGGAAACCGTCGCGATATCGGTGTGGGTTACCCGCTTGAGTTTTGGGCGCTGGTTAACGAAGCCGCCACGGCAAGTGGTGAGGCAACTGTAAACATCCAGTTGCAGACGAGTGAGAATAACAGCTCATGGTCCACTATTTATGATAGTGGCGCACTGGCAAAGGCCACCCTGACAGCAGGTAAGCGAGTTGTTTCTGCAAAGGTGCCAGCCGGTGTTCAGCGATATCTGCGTGTTAACTACTCCGTCGCAACTGGCCCACTAACGGCTGGCAAATTCACTGCGGGTATCAATCTTGATGTTGATGCCAATACGCCGTATCCGATCCGCTCAAAAGTAACTGGTTAAGGTGATATTGATGTCAGGTGAGAAACCAAGATACCGCGTTCTGCGCCTCTCTCATATCCATAACACTCTGTGGCCGGAGGGGGCAGAAATCGAATACGAAGGTGAGCCTGGTAGCGCACTGGAACCTGTTAACGATGCAGCCAGACAGGCAAAAGCAAAGGTAGCGGGAAAGGTGTCAATGGCAGCAACCAGCACCAAAATCATCAACGATGTGTCAGATGATGGTGAACTGGATAAGCTCCGTGAAGAGTACGAATTGCTCTTTAACGAGAAGCCACACCATAACGCCAAAGCAGAAACGCTTCGCGAGAAGATCGCAGATAAGCGTAAAGAACTGGGCGTGTAAGCCTCGCGAATCAGACAAGGGGCTTCGGCCCCTTTATTGCAGGAGTGTATATGGAACTCGTAAACCTCAAAACAGGCACTGACAGCTACCAGGATGAGAGCGGAGAAACCAGAACTCGCGATGAATACCCGTGGGGGCTGTGCATCACGCTGAATAACGACACATTGAATAAGCTGAAGGCGCAACCTAAGGGCGTCGGAACGGAAGTGATGATAACTGCAAAGGCTGTTATTCGAGGCCTGTCTGCCAGAGAAACTGACGATGGCGTTAATCGCAGCGCCGATCTGCAGATCACTGATATGGCGATCGCTCCTGTTTCCGGGGATGTAGAAAAATCAGCGGCTGAAACTCTGTACGGTAACGGAGGTGAGTGATGGCCTCTGTAGTAGAGATCTGTAATCGTGCGCTGTCCAATATTGGCAACAGCCGCAGCATTAACAGCCTGACGGAAGCCAGCAAGGAAGCGGGGGAATGTTCGCTGCACTTTGAGGCCTGCCGTGATACTGTGCTTTCTGATTTTGACTGGAACTTTGCTACCAAACGCGTGGCGCTTGCAGATACGAGCAATCCACCGCCTGACTGGGAATATGCGTACCAGTACCCGTCAGATTGTCTGCGCATTACTGAAATTATGCTTCCTGGTGTACGCAATCCAACAGCAGCAATGCGCGTTCAGTACGAAGTTGGTGCAGACACCAACGGAACAGGAAAGTTGATCTACACAGACCAGCCTCAGGCATGGCTCAAGTATGTCTCTCGCGTTACAGATGTGAACATGTTTGATGCCATTTTTATGGAGGCGTTGGCCTGGCGTCTTGCGGCAGCTATTAACATGGCGCTGACTGGGAATGCAGACCTCGGTACGTTTGCCCTCAATATGTACAATCGCGTGATTCTTAGTGCTGGCTCGCATAGCCAGAATGAATCACAGGAACCACAGCCACCGGTTGACGAGTTTACCATTGCGAGGTTGTCCTGATGGCTATCAGTTGGATCCAGCCCAGCTTTGCTGGTGGTGAGATTGGACCGTCGTTGTACGGACGTATCGACATGGCGAAGTACCAGGTGGCATTGCGCAAGTGCGATAACTTTATCGTGCGGCAGTATGGCGGCGTTGAGAATCGACCTGGTACGCGTTTTGTCGGTGCCGCCAAATATCCAAATCGGAAATGCCGCCTGATCCCGTTCCAGTTCTCGACGGTTCAGACTTATGCTCTGGAGTTCGGACACCAGTACATGCGCGTTATCAAAGATGGTGCGTTGGTGCTGAACAGCAGCAATGTTATTTATGAAATTTCCACGCCATATACTGAAGCCGATCTGTTCCGAATTAAATTCACGCAAAGCGCAGACGTGCTTACGCTGGTTCATCCGGCATACCCGCCGAAAGAGTTGCGCCGCTATGCGCATGACAACTGGCAACTGGTTGATGTGGTAACGAAGAACGGGCCATTTGAAGATATCAATATTGACGAGTCAGTGACGGTTTATGCCAGCGCCAGCACCGGGACAATTACGCTAACGGCAAGCGCCTCTATTTTTGGCGCGGAGCAGGTAGGCAAATTGTTCTATCTGGAACAGCCTGCAGTGGATTCTGTGCCGGTATGGGAAACCAGTAAGAGTACGTCGATTGGCGATATTCGCCGAGCAGACAGTAACTACTATCGCGCCGTTAAAGCAGGCAAAACAGGTACTTTGCGCCCTTCGCATACAGAAGGCACATCATGGGATGGCTGGGGCGGATCCGGTGATGATGATACTGGCATTGAGTGGGAATATCTGCACAGTGGTTTTGGCATTGCCCGTATCACTGCTGCAAATGGAACTACTGCAACTGCCGAGGTGATTTCCTATATCCCTTCGCAGGTAGTTGGCGAGGATAATGCCAGCTATAAATGGGCTAAATATGCCTGGAACAGTGTTAATGGTTATCCTGGCACTGTTGTTTATTATCAACAACGTCTTTACTTCGCCGCATCGACTGCGTTTCCTCAGACTATCTGGGCCAGCCGTACCGGGGATTATAAGGATTTTGGCAAAAGCAATCCTACGCAGGATGACGACAGAATTATCTACACCTATGCCGGGCGTCAGGTTAATGAGATCCGTCACCTGATTGATGTTGGTTCGCTGGTGGCGCTGACTTCCGGAGGTGAGTACGTCATCACTGGCGACCAGAACAAAGTGCTTACCCCATCATCATTTGCATTCAGCTCTCAGGGATCAAATGGCTCGAGCAATGTCCCACCAATTGCCGTGGCGAATATTGCTCTGTTCGTCCAGGAGAAAGGCTGTGTTGTCCGTGATCTGGCCTACTCATTCGATGTTGACGGCTATCAGGGGAACGACCTGACCATCCTTGCCAATCATCTTTTTCAGAAGCACAGTATTGTTGACTGGTGCTTCTCTATTGTCCCTTACTCCAGCGCCTTCTGCATTCGTGATGACGGTAAATTACTGGTGATGACCTATTTGCGTGATCAGCAGGTTTTTGCATGGGCACCACAATCCAGTACCGGAAAATATGAAAGCACATGCAGTATCAGCGAAGGAAATGAAGATGCGGTGTATTTCGTCGTTAACCGAACCGTTAACGGGCAAACAGTGAGATACATCGAGCGACTGTCCAGCCGTTTATTTACCAGCGATGAAGATGCTTTCTTTGTTGATTCTGGCCTTAGCTATGATGGAAGAAATACGTCTGACAGAACGATGACCATCACTGGTGGTTCTGGTGAATGGGATTACCGCGCGGAATATACAATCAGTGTTTCTGGTGGTGCGTACTTCACCAGTAGTGATGTCGGCGCGCAACTACAGTTCCCTTATACCGGAACTGATCCTGATACTGGTGATGAGGTGTCAAAAGAATTACGTTGCGACATTATTTCTGTAACCAGCAATACCGCTGTAGTGGTTCGTGCTAACAGGAACGTCCCGCCATCCCTCAGGAATGTGGCCACCACGAACTGGCAGATGGCGCGCCGGACATTTGGAGGCCTGTCTCATCTTGAAGGCCAGACCGTAAACATTCTCTCTGATGCGAACGTGGAACCACAGAAAGTGGTTTCCGGAGGTGCCGTCACGCTGGAATCTCCGGGGGCTGTAGTTCACATCGGCCTGCCAATAACTGCTGAATTCGAAACACTGGATATCAACATTAACGGACAGGAAACGCTGCTGGACAAAAAACAGGTGATCCCGTCCGTTACTCTGGTTGTGAATGCCAGCCGCGGCATCTGGGCGACTACGCCCGGCGGTAAATGGTACGAATATCCACAGCGTGAATTCGAGTTCTACGATGATCCTGTTGATGATGCTACCGGAAAAGTAGAAGTGAAACTGGACAGTAACTGGGGCAAAAACGGACGTGTAAAAATCCGTCAGCTTGACCCGTTGCCGCTGTCTGTTCTTGCCGTTATTCCTCGCCTTACTGTTGGGGGATTCTGATGATCGATGTTCGAATTATTCCCGCTACCGAAGAGCATCTTCAGATGATTTTGCCGGATGTTCGTCAGGCTGATATTGACGAACTGTATGCGGTATCGCTGATGACTACCGAAGATGCGCTGCGTGTTGGTCTGCGCACTGCGACTATGGCCTGGTCAGGGTTCGCGAACGGAGAGCTGGTAACCATGTTTGGTGTATCTCCGGCGTCAATGATCGGTGGCAATGGTACGCCATGGCTGGTCGGGACCAGCCGTATTGAAAAATATCAGAAGACATTTCTGCGCCACTGCCGCCCTGTATTGCAGCAGATGCTGGCAGTTTATCCGCGCTTGGAAAACTACGTCGACGAGCGAAACCATGTTGCCAAAGCATGGCTGCACTGGCTTGGATTCAGGCTTGAAGAAGCCGCGCCTTATGGTGCTCTTGGTCTTAATTTCCACAGATTTCACATGGAGAGAAAATAATGTGTAACCCAGCCATCGCTTTGGTTGCCGTCACAGTGGCATCCACAGCCGCGTCAATGTACAGCCAGAGCAAGCAGGCAAAATACCAGTCAGCCATAGCTGATCGGAATGCTGAAATTGCTGAAGCTCAGGCACAGGATTCAATCAATCGTGGGAATATTGAAGCGGATCAGCGTCGTCGTGAAATGCGTCAACGCTCAGGCACTGCGGCGGCCACTATGGGGGCTACCGGTGCGGAATTAAGTAGCGGAACAGCTCTTGACGTTTTTGCGGATAATGCTCAGTTCGGCACTCTTGATGCGTTAACGACAGTGAATAATGCTCAGCGTGAGGCATATGGGTATCAGGTTCAGGGAATGAATGCTCAGGCACAGGGGGCTGCTGCTCAGTCGGCTGCTAAATCATCGATGACCAGCACTTTGTTAACGGCACCACTAAAAGCATACGGTGCATACCAGATGGGCGGCGGAACGTGGAGCCCGTTCTCTCAGAAGGCTGCGCCGATTTCTGCTGCTGTTGGCACTCCAACCGGTCGATAAGGGGATAATAAGATGCCAGTTGTACCAACAACATCGGGCCGTCAGGTTCAGAGCAGAGGGATTTCGACGCAGGGATTCTCATCGTTTCAGACACCAAATGTCGGTGATGTACTTGGCGATGTTGCAGAGCAATATGCAGGTATTATTGCGCAGGCAAAACAGCGTGCGAATGTTGCTATGGCTCAGGATGCTTCTCTTAGCTTAAGCCAGATAAGCAGCGATCTGCTGAATAACCCTGAAACAGGTTTGCTTAACCTGCAAGGGAAAAATGCTATTGGAAAAGGTCAGGAGTATACGCAGCAGTTTGATGCTCAGGTCGAACAACTGGCTATGTCGCTGCCGGATGAACAGGCTCGTAATGCTTTCATGCAGCAGGCGCAGCAGCAGCGCATTCAGTTCACTACGCAGGCCGGGCGGCACGAGATAGGGCAAATAAATGCCTACGAAGAAGGCCAGTTTCAGGCTACGCTGCTGAACAATGGTAAAAATGCCGCAGCATTGTATGGCGACAACGCCGCATACGTATTGGCTAATAAGCAAACTTTCCAGCAAATTGAGGATTACGGCATTGCACATGGCTGGAGTGACGAGCAAATCCAGGCCAAGAAAATCGAGTTTAAAGAAGCAACAGCAAAAGCAACTGCTCAAAATGCTATTGGAGCAAACTATCTTCAGGTAAGACAGCAAAACGGCGAGTTAAGCGATACTGCTGCTGGTTCTCGCCGTGCTGTAGCAGATAGTGGCTCTTCCGATCGTACCCGCGGTATACGCAACAATAACCCCGGCAATCTTGAATACAGCAAAACTAATCCGTGGGTTGGGCAGACTGGTGATGATGGTCGCTTTGCCAAATTCGAAACCCCTGAACACGGTATTCGTGCATTAGGGCGGAACCTGATGTCGTATCAGCGGCAGGGTATTGATACCGTCAGCGAGATAATTAATCGCTGGGCACCGCCTACTGATAAAAATGACACTATGTCGTATATCAAAGCAGTGTGCGAACAACTTGGCGTTTCTGCTGATGAGCCTCTCGATGCATCAAATCCTGATACCCTGAAGGCGCTTTGTGCAGCCATTATCCATCATGAAAACGGTAGCCAGCCATACAGTGATCAGCAGTTAACTGCAGGTGTTAGTGCTGCGCTGGGGCTTTCTCAGCTACCGACAAAAAATAAACGTTATACCGGTGTAGCCTGGTTCGATGCTTTAAGTGAATCAGATCAGGCCAGCGTGTTGCGACAGACTGATGCACTAGCCAGACAACAGCAGGCTGAATATAAAACGATGCTCGACAGCCGGGTTCGCGATGCGACGGCTGCGTATATGCGTGGCATTGAATTTCCTAACCCACCTGGTGAGGATGATTTTATTGCAGCTTATGGAGTCAGAGAAGGAAACCTGCGATATACCGAGTTTAAGAATACGCAGATCGCCGGACAGTATATAGGCTCTTTCCGCAACATGCCGACAAGCAGCATTACAGCATATGTTGAGCAATTACGCCCGGATACTGGTGATACAGGGGAGGGGTATGCGGCACGCGCAACTCTTTATGACAACGTTGTTTCGGCTGCAAATCAGGTGATAAAGCAGCGGCAGTCGGATCCTGTGCAGTTCTCTCTTGCCTCCGGACAGGCAAAGCCTATCGACATGAGCAATAAGGATAACTTTGGACAGAGCGTTGCCTTGCGTGCCGCTCAGGTCAGTGACCTTGCTAAGTCATATGGCACTCCACTGACGTTCTTTTCCAAAGACGAGGCCAATCAGATCGGTGTTTTCTTTCGTGATGCTCCAGTTTCCCAACAGGCAGCATATCTCGATACCATCAGGCAGAGCACTGGTGGTGGGCAGGTGTATATGTCAGCACTACAGCAGATCAGTGCCAACGCTCCATCTGCTGCCGTTGCCGGGATACTGATGGATAAGCCTGGTGGTATTTTGGCAGAAAAAAACTGGTTTAATCCGGATGTTTCCGTGTCTCCTGAAACCGCTGCGCAGACAATTCTTGCTGGCGCGGCGGCTCGTAAAGGTACTGATGATGCGAAAGGTATTCCGATGCCTAAAGATGCTGATCTTCGCCTTGAGTTTTCTGACATGGTGAAGGATGCATTTGCTGGTGACGCTCAGGGCGCATCAATGGCATACGAGATCGCAAAGGATTATTACGCTGGTGTGATGGCGAAAAAAGGCGTGGTATCAGGCGAAATTGACAATGATGTCTGGAAACAGGCTGTTAACGTAGCTACAGGTGGCGTGCATGACTATAACGGAATGGGGAATGTCCTTTTGCCGTGGGGAATGTCTGCAGAGCAATTCGATAAGCAGGTTAATCAGGCTTGGAATGAACAAGTTGTCGGCTCCGGGATAAAAACACCGCCTGGTCAGTATGGTTTGCAAAGTTACGGCGATAGTCAGTACCTGGTGAAACTTGGTACTGGTTATCTGCTGAAAGATGATGGTTCTCCCGTTGTTCTTAATCTGACACAGAAGCGTCAGAGATTCTCCGGAGATATTCCGCAATGAGTTACTTTGGCCTTAATCCAGTAAACCAGAATCAGCAGCTTGACGAAGCAGCATCAAATCCAGCTGGCTTTAACAGCGATGTTGGTTTTTTCGACAATGCTGTAGGAGCGGCATTGTCTGGTTTGTACTCCGGGCTGGTGGCAAAGCCAGATCAGTTGCTATGGGCAGGGATGGATAAAATCGTATCCCCGATTGCTCAGTTTGTTAACGAAAACACCTCGATCAATGACACTTCAGTTTCATACATTGCTGAGCAGAGAAAACTAGCAGAGCAGCAGGTTAAGCGGCTGACGCCTGATGCCGCGACAACCGGAACCGCCGGGCAGGTCCTTTATGGGTTGTTCGATATGGGCGGGCAGGCTGTTGTCGGTACAACGCTCGGTGGTCCGGTCGGAGGTGCTGCGGCGGTAACTTCTCTACAGGGTTTTTCTGAGTTTGAACGGCTTACAGCACAGGGTGTTGATTTCAGGACGGCGCAGGAAGCGGGATTAGTGCAGGGTATTACTGCTGGTGCCGGAACACTGATCCCTATGAGCCTCGGGTTACGTGCTGGTGGTGCGCTGGCGGAAGGTGTGGCGGCTCAGCTTGCGCGGACGGGTGAAAGTTCAGTGCGACGCGCCGCAGCAACAGCAGTACGTGCAACGCCAGATATTGCCTATGCCGCAGGTACAAATATTGCGTTCGGTATGGCACAGCGTGGGCTTACTGCAAAAACGCTTCGTGATGGTGGCTATAGCGAAATGGCTAACCAGTATGATGTGTTGGATCGACAGGCAATTGCTATTGATGCTGTTCTTGGGGTGGCGTTTGGTGGTGTCGGCAGATTTATTAACTCTCGCGGCGAGTCTACAAGCGCACCAAATTTTTCACCAGTTGATATCGATGCTGCACTGGCGGCGAATGCCGCTCATCATGCTGAAATTGATATTGCTCCCGGCGTGCCGATCAACGTGCTTTCGCGTAATTCGCACATTCAGGCTCTGCGAAAAGCCATGTCTGATGTTAGCCAGGGGAGACCTGTAGACGTTGCCAGCATTGTTGAGTCTGCATCTTTCAGTGAAATTCCTGGACGCAAGAGTCTGCTGTCTCAGGCAGTTAATGAGGCTCTGTCATCTGTAGATGATGGAGTAACGGCGCGCGCTATAGAAAATCGGTTGCTTGAAGAACAGGCCGCGCAGCTTTTGCCGCGTGGCGATAGACAGGTTTACCAGTCTGAAATCGCTAATAGCCAACGAATTATTGAAAATCTCACTGAACAGCGCGCACAAATTCTTGCAGAAGATCCAGCCGGTAGCGGTAAGGCTTTATCTCGTGCTCGATCAGATAAACAGGCCAGACTTCGCGATATTGACCAACGAATCCGGCAGGCACAAGAACGCCTGGAATTTTCTCGTAACGCGTTGGCACCGCATGAGCCTGGCGGTCAGTTTTTTGAAGCTCGAGCAGAACTGGCTCGGAGACAGCAGGCAGAAAGTGAACTTAATGCTCAGGCTGTTTCATTCTATAAAACAGCAGAGGTCAGGACGCCAGACGAAGTAGCTCCTTTTGAGCCTGATAAAATATTGCAACAGGCAGAACAAAAAATGATGTCAGATCAGGCAGGAGATATTGATTTGCGCATAGCTGAAGACTCGCTGCTTGAATCACCTGACATGATAATCACCGTGCTGGATGATGATGGTAATCCACAATCGCGCAGTGCGCGTGAAGCACTGGATGAAGCGAACAGGGAAAGTGAGCAGGCAATACAGGATTCCAGCCTGTTTGATGTCGCTGTGGCGTGTTTCTTGAGAGGTTAAATTAAATGAGACAGGAATGTATACAAGCGGTTCAGCAGGCGGCGCAGCGCATGTTAACGGCGCGAGAAATACAGAACATTGAAGACCGCATTTATCGAAATATGCGCTCCATTGCTCGTGATGACCCTATGTCGTGGCGACAACTTTCCGAATCAGAGCGGCTATATCGAGCAGCACAATTGGCATCTGAAGAATTACAGCGAGAAGCGGCATTAAAGAAACGTCGTGTGGCTCTCACTATAGCCGCGCGTCAGAGATTGGATAAATTTATCAATAGCTATCAAGGGGCTGATGGGAAACTTGGCGCTCTTAACCGTACTATAGCTTTTAATGCAGACGGTAAATCTAATTTCCTCTCTGTTGAATCCAGAACAAAAGCCACCCGTGATTATGCATTGAGTCAATTGCAGGAGGCATTCGAAGCAGTTGATCCTCGCTTTTTTGGTCTGTTTGAAGATGAAGCGGGCGTACGTGACCTGGTATATGAAATGCGGGGGCAAAATACTGGCAATGCTAAAGCAAGAAACGGTGCTAAGGCGTGGAGAGAAGTTACAGAGCTGCTGCGCCGCCGGTTTAATGATGCTGGTGGGGACATTGGCTATCTCGAAAACTGGGGGATCCCTCAACATCATTCTATGGAAAAGGTTGGGGCAGTATCAAAGGATAAGTGGGTTAGCGATGTTATAGGTAAGCTGGATCGCAAATATTATATCCGAGCCGATGGACAACTGATGAACGATGCAGAGTTGTCTTCATTTCTTGGAGAGGCTTATAACACGATCGCTACTGGTGGGCTGAATAAGCTTACTGATACCGGAATGCGAATTTCCGGCGCACGTGCTAACCGTGGTAATGCATCACGACAGATACATTTCAAAGATGCAGATTCCTATCTGCAATATCAGCAACTTTATGGCGATCGCTCTCTATGGGAAATCATGGTCTGTCACCTGGAAGGTATCAGTAAAGATATTGCACTGGTGGAAACATATGGCCCAAACCCCGATCATGTTTTCCGCTCTCTTCTTGATCAGGTGAAGGCAGAAACGGCAACAGTTAACCCGAGTAAAACCGGTAAAGTCGAGCGGCTGGCGAACAACACAGAGAATCTGTACAACTTTATTTCCGGAAAGACACAGCCTGTAGCGAATCCGCACATCGCGCGATGGTCTGACAATATCCGCAACTGGCTGGTTGCCAGCAGACTCGGATCCGCGTTGCTGTCATCGTTCTCTGATCTTGGAACCATGTATCTGTCTGCGAAGGTTACCAACCTTCCAATGAACCAGTTATTCCGCAACCAGCTTGAAGCTATGGACCCAACGAACCGTACAGAACTTGCGCGGGCGCGCCGCGCTGGTCTGGCGATGGAATCTCTACTTGGCAGCGTTAACCGCTGGGCGATGGATAATATGGGGCCGTCAGTGTCTCGTTGGGCGGCAACGGCGGTAATGCGTGCCAGTGGGCTTACAGCATGGTCAGATGCGCACAAGCGCGCCTATGGCGTAACCATGATGGGAAGCCTGGGAGAAGTAGTGTCACGGACACCAGACCTTCGTAGCCTCGATGACTCTGATTTTCGTATCCTGAAAAGCAAAGGGATTACTGACACAGACTGGAGCGTATGGAAGCTGGCGAAACAGGAGGACTGGGGGAACGGTAATAATACGATGCTGACACCGGAAAGCATTATGCGTATCCCTGATTCAGCAGTTAAACATCTTGGTGAGCCTGAACGCGTGAAATTTGAGGCAATGCGTAAACTGCTCGGTGCCGTAACTGAAGAAGTTGATATGGCTGTTATTACACCGGGAGCACGTGAGCAACTGATAACCGGTTCTGGTATTCAGCGTGGAACATGGAAAGGTGAATTAACGAGAAGTGTTTTCCTGTTTAAATCGTTCCCTATCTCGGTTGTTATGCGTCACTGGTCACGCGCTATGGGTATGCCGTCTGCTGGTGGGCGTGCGGCATATATTGCGACGTTTATTGCCAGTACGACCATTCTTGGCGCTTTGTCGCAGCAACTTAACGACCTTGCGTCTGGTCGTAATCCTCGAGAGATGACAGGAGAAGATGCCGCAAAATTCTGGCTTGGTGCTCTACTGAAAGGTGGTGGTCTTGGCCTTTACGGTGACTTTTTATTGTCAGATCACACTAGGTACGGAAGCGGCGCGCTGGCGTCGATGCTTGGCCCGGTAGCTGGTCTGGTTGATGACGTAGTGAAGATTGCTCAGGGCATACCGTTAAATGCTGTGGAAGGGAAGAGTGAGCAGACTGGTGGTGATCTGGTGAAGCTGGGGAAAGGTTTGATGCCTGGTGCGAATCTCTGGTACTTGAAGGCGGCTCTCGATCACATGATCTTTAACCAGATGCAGGAGTATTTTTCACCAGGCTATTTGCGTAAAATGGAGCAACGTTCGAAGAAAGAGTTTAACCAGACATACTGGTGGCGACCACAGGATGTCACTCCGCAATAAAAGGAGATATGATGGTTCAAATAACTTTTATTGTACTAATATGTGCAGCGTTTTTATGCTATTCATACATTTTGATAAAAATGGGTTTCAATTGGAATCTCTGTTGCGTGCAGCGGCATGGTTCGGCTTTGTAGTATTCGGAATTGTATTGTTCGGAAGAATAATAAAATAACTAGTTAATTTGTGGATTGGTGCTGTTTTTCCATGATAGGGGTAATTATGAGAAAAGTATTTTTGATTTTTGGATTTATGCTTCTCGTTGGATGCCAGTCAGCTGCACAGTTTGAAAGAAATATGCTTACGTGGCGCGGGCAGAGTATAGACGCAATGGTTCAGCAGTGGGGGTATCCTCAGGGAGAGCTTACATCTCCAGATGGAAACAGAGTGTATGTTTACTCAAGCTCTGGTAGTTATAACGTACCACAAACCACAACGTATAATACTACGTCTAATCTAATTGGTAATACTATATATTCAAACACATACGCAACAACTGATGGCGGTTATACACTCCATTTCAGTTGCTCTGTTTACGTTGAGTTTGGTGCTGATAAGATTATTAAAAATGTTACATGGCGCGGTAATAATTGCGTTGCGTGACATGTCACAGGCCGCTTTCGCGGCCTTGTTTTTAACGAATGCCACCGCCGCCAGGGCGGGAATCCGCAGACACAAAAAAGCCCGCGTCGCGGGCTTAAAGAACTATTTTATTGGCAGCTTATGCTTTGAAATTATGGCCAATCTGTTTTGGAAGTTTTCCGCATCACCCCACAACCAGGTTTCACCTTTCTCAAGCTCTTCCTCGTTATTCATCTCTATCAGCTCGCATGTCATCATGTCGTAACCATAGAGGTGGAGGCCAAGTTCCAGTGCGTCATACATGCGAGCCTGCCAGAACGACATGCCTTCATGAGTCTGGTTGCGATCTGACACGATGATATCGTACCGTTCCAAGAGGTAGTTCATGAAGATGATGCCGGCGAAATCATGAAGCACAGCACGATGCTTAGGCTTCTGGGTTCTCCATACCAATATCTGCGTGACAGGACGGCAGTTAAGATAGCTGTCAGGCTGGATAATGACACGATTGTAATACACTACCTCTTCGGTGAGGTCATTTATCAATGACAGTTCAAAGTGCGCCTGTGGAATCTCGCCTTTCTTACGATCGTCTACACGGACAACGCGGTATCCAGGAGCCAGAGAAACGCCTTTGACATCAGATGTGACATCGTTGCCGTTCACTAACTCTGAATACAGGGCGCGGTTGTCTGGAGTTTCGTTCAGATGAGCGAAAACCTCAGTTACCTTTGCCGGATTCAGCAGTTGTTGTGGCATACATCACCTCATAATATATAGATGCTTCTTTAAGCGGGATTTACCATTAGGGTAAATGAACTATCCGAATGTTAAACGCCTTCGTACTCGTCAAATTTTCTCATGTGGGCTCCTCCTGTATCGGTGCCTAATCGCTATGGATCACCCGTAAGGTAATAGTACTCTATTCACCCCCCTGTCTGCAATCGTACAGAATTATTTAAAGGCACATCCCTGTGCCGCCGTTCTGTCAGAAGAACCCTGCCTTGTCGTTGATGTACTCCGCGTGGGTCTGGATATCACGCAGGCATTTGCTCACACCGACGATGTAGCAGAACATGGTGGTCAGCTCCGCCGCCGCGCCCGATACATCGTGCCCGTCTTCCTGTAACTGGTTCAGCAGATTCATCAGCAGTGAGTTCTCCGTCAGGCCGAGAACACCAGACGGCGAATGAATCAGGCTGCGGTAGCCGGGCTTCAGTGGGGCGCTGTAGGTTTTGTTCTCTATCTTCATCGCCTGCATTACTGCTGACGCCGTGGCGTTGGCTACCTGGTCGGCAACCATCTTTATGCGTTCTTCCTGCGGGAGCGAGTTTTTAATGTAACTTCCGGTGCGGCGGATCTGAGGAAGAACCTCACCTGTAACCCATTTACGAAAGCGGTAGGGGATAGTGCCTGGTGTCACTGCGTCGCGGCAGCGGAGGATCAGTGTGTAGAGGCCTGACTCGGAGATAATGTTGATCTCTTTTACTCGGCTGTCAAAAATTGCACGATGTTCATGCCCTATGTTGAACATAGACCTTTCATCATCATCCAGTTTTTCAAGTGCTTGGGTGACGTTTTGGATACGCAGCGCACTACAAACGTCTTGGGCTACAAACCATGGTTGGCCATCGATAATGATGGAACGGATAGGGTTAACAGATTCAAATTTGAAGATGGCAGTTTGAGCATTAGCCATGGTGGTTATCTCCACTTAGTGATTTTAATCACCACCGCAACGCCAATTACTGGTGGTGAACTGGACAAGGTTGGCGTACCGGCCTAAGTGGTACCGGCGTCCTTTCGGACCCCTGCCCAGCCCACCATAATTCGGATATAGCTGTGCTTAACGCATAAAAAAACCACGTCTGGCGTGGTATGCGCCACTTAGTAACCCGGGACGCCAATCCCGGCACTGGATTTTGCCAGTGCCCGATTACTATGGCACAAGAGGAGTGCGATGTAAATTTACTGCAAAGGTAAATATAAGCACTCCTATTGGTAATTTCAAATCTTATCTGGTTTGTTTTCGTAATTGTTCGGCACAATAGTCGAGATGTGTTTGCAGATCCTGCATAGACATCTGTGAGCTGGTGACGTAGTTAATCAGTGCAGTCAGTTCGGCAAGTGGGCCATCGACATTAAATCCATCCTTATCGAGATCCCGGAGTAATTTCATCAAGTGCGATCCCTCCACCAGTGACCTGACGCCTCCCGGCGTGTGAATCCTTTCGGTAAATCCCTCTTCCAGTGGATAGTGATACTGCTGCATCTTAATCTTCTCCATGCAATAACTGTATATTTATACAGTAGCAAATAATTTGTTTGCTATCCAGCACGTTTTGCAAATTACCTGAAAGGTAATATCTATTCATATTCACAGTCTTTCTATCCATATATGGTTTTTTGGGTAATAGAATAACCAGATATGCGGCGCAACGGGTGCTGCGACTATCTGGAGATTTAACATGACGGTCTCAACCGAAGTTGACCACAACGAATACACAGGTAACGGCGTTACGACATCATTTCCGTATACCTTCCGTATTTTCAAAAAATCCGACCTGGTTGTTCAGGTGTCTGACCTTAACGGTAACGTTACAAAACTAGTGCTGGATGCTGGTTATACGGTAACAGGGGCGGGAACTTATAGTGGCGGTGCAGTGGTTCTTCCGTCGCCGCTTGCTGCTGGCTGGCGAATCACGATAGAGCGTGTGCTTGATGTGGTGCAGGAGACTGATCTTCGCAATCAGGGAAAATTTTTCCCCGAAGTTCATGAGGATGCATTTGACTACCTGACGATGCTGATCCAGCGATGTTTTGGGTGGTTCAGACGTGCATTGATGAAACCATCTTTGCTTGCAAAATATTACGATGCAAAGCAAAACAGAATATCTAACCTTGCCGATCCATCACTTGAGCAGGACGCTGTAAATAATCGCTCAATGCGTAATTATGTCGATGCTGCAATCGCCGGAGTTATTGGTGGTTTTGGTTGGTTTATTCAGTATGGTTCTGGAGCGGTATACAGAACGTTCCAGGATAAGATGCGTGATGGTGTCAGCATTAAGGATTTTGGAGCTCAAAATGGAATCTTAAATGATAACAAGGATGCTTTTACAAAATCATTACATTCGTTTAGCAGTGTTTTTGTTCCGGAAGGGGTATTCAATACATCTTTAGTTTCTCTTTCACGTTGTGGCTTGTACGGAACAGGTGGGGGAACGATAAAACAGTATGACAGAGATGGTAATCATCTGGTTTTTAACATGCCCGATGGTGGCATGCTTAGTACGCTAACAATTATGGGAAATAAATCAGATGATAGTGTGCAGGGACACCAGGTGTCATTTTCAGGTGGCCATGATGTATCGGTTAAAAATATCAGATTTACAAATACGCGAGGACCAGGATTTAGCTTGATCGCTTATCCGGATAATGGTATTCCGTCAGGTTACATTGTTAGAGATATAAGAGGAGAGTATTTAGGGTTCGCAAATAATAAAAAAGCAGGTTGTGTGCTTTTTGATTCATCGCAAAATACGCTAATTGATGGTGTGATAGCCAGAAATTATCCTCAGTTTGGTGCAGTGGAACTTAAAACAGCAGCAAAATATAACATTGTCAGCAATGTTATTGGTGAAGAGTGTCAGCACGTTGTTTACAATGGAACTGAGACGGAAACTGCCCCAACGAATAATATCATTAGCAGTGTAATGGCTAACAACCCAAAATACGCCGCAGTAGTTGTTGGCAAGGGGACTGGTAACCTGATTTCGGATGTGCTGGTTGATTACTCTGAATCGGACGCAAAGCAGGCGCACGGCGTCACCGTTCAGGGAAATAATAATATTGCCAGTAATATTCTAATGACTGGGTGTGATGGGAAAAATGAATCAGGAGATCTGCAGGCATCTACAACCATTCGTTTCTTAGATGCTGCACGCAGTAATTATGCGTCAATATTCCCCATGTATAGTTCTTCCGGCGTGGTTACCTTCGAGGAAGGGTGTATCAGGAACTTTGTTGAAATTAAACATCCGGGTGACAGAAATAATATTCTGAGTTCTGCATCAGCGGTGACTGGTATTTCCAGTATAGACGGCACTACAAATAGCAATGTTGTTCACGTCCCTGCGCTTGGTCAGTACGTTGGGACTATGTCAGGGCGTTTTGAATGGTGGGTTAAATATTTTAACCTTGCTAACCAGACGCTTGTTTCTGCAGATAAATTCAGAATGCTTGCTGAAGGCGATGTATCTCTGGCTGTGGGAGGCGGTATAAGTTCGCAATTGAAATTATTCAATAGTGATAATACTAAAGGCACTATGTCGCTAATAAATGGAAATATTCGAATATCTACTGGAAATTCAGAATATATACAGTTTTCTGATTCAGCCATGACACCATCGACAACGAATACTTATTCTCTTGGGTTGGCTGGTCGTGCATGGTCGGGGGGATTTACCCAGTCAGCGTTTACGGTGCTGTCCGATGCGCGTTTCAAGACTGCTCCAGAGGTTATTGATGAGAAAATACTGGACGCATGGGAAAGAGTGGAATGGGTTTCATACCAGTACCTTGACAGGATCGAAGTGAAAGGTAAAGACGGAGCAAGATGGCACTTTGGTGCAGTTGCGCAGCATGTTATCAGTGTATTTCAGAATGAAGGCATAGATGTGTCACGACTGGCATTTATCTGTTATGACAAGTGGAATGAGACCCCGGCAGAATACAGGGATGTGACGGAAGAAGAGCATTCTGCAGGAGTTTACCCACTTATACAGACAAAGGTTCTGGTACGCGAAGCCGTCGAGGCTGGTGAATGTTACGGTATCCGTTATGAAGAGGCTCTGATTCTGGAATCTGCGATGATGAGACGCAGGGTTAAAAAGCTGGAAGAGCAAGTTTTGCAATTAACAGGGAATTGAACCGTAAATGGTGTGTTGTTGCGCGGTATACTTTTCCTGAAGCAGGGTGTTTGCAAATAAACGGGTTTCGTTATGTCATTCCAACTAACCAATGAAACTTCAAATCAGTGGCTTAGTGTTAGTTCTCTTGCTGCGGTTATTGCAGGTGTCCCTCCGGAGGTTGCTTTGGGGGCTTTGGCTGGGGCGGTAATTTTTGTTACCTCTGCGGTAGAGTATCCTATTCGTCGTCGTGTACTCTTGTCGATGCTTAGCTTTCTCTGCGGCCTTCTTTTTTATAAACCAGCAGCATCAATTCTTATCGGCATAGCCAGCCTGATCCCTACCATCACGCAGGACTCTTTTGAAAAAGGGATTGTTTTCTCAGCTGGCGCATTCGTGTCAGCAATTGTTGCTGTGCGTATTGGTATATGGCTCTATCACCGTTCCGATAATCCACGCGAGTTAATTCCGGGGAGAAAAGACGATGGTAACGCATGAGTTTTTTTTGCTTATCACCAATGCAGTTATTTGTACTGGCATAGCAATTCGCGTTGTCACATTCCGGCGTAACGGATCTCAACATCGAAGATGGGGAGGGTGGCTTGCTTATTTCCTTATTGTTGCTGCGGCAAGTATTCCTGTTCGTGTCGTCTATGCAATCTGGTTACGCACGCCAATGGCTGTGGATTTATCTGAGGTCATTATCAACGCTGTCATGCTTGCCGCGGTTATTAAAACACGCGGTAACGTTGTTCATATTTTCAAAATATCGAGGTCTAAACATGGAGATTAAACAATTCCAGCGAGCTGCTGGTATTAGCGAGGCGCTGGCCGCACGCTGGTTCTCGCATATAACGTCTGCGATGAAAGAGTTTGGTATCAGCAAACCCGAAGATCAGGCAATGTTTATTGCTCAGGTCGGGCATGAGTCTGGTGGCTTCAACCGGTTGCAGGAAAATTTCAACTACAGCGTCACCGGACTGGCTAACTTCGTTCGGGCTGGGCGTCTCACCCAGGGACAGGCTAACGCACTGGGCCGCCGTGCTGGTGAGCCACCATTGCCACTCGAGCGCCAGCGCGCGATCGCAAATCTGGTGTACAGCAAACGCATGGGTAACAATGCCTCTGGTGATGGCTGGAATTACCGTGGTCGCGGACTTATCCAGATTACCGGTTTGAATAACTATCGTGACTGTGGAAACGGTCTTAAGGTTGACCTGCTGGAGAGTCCTGAACTGCTGGCGCAGGACGAATACGCGGCTCGTAGCGCGGCGTGGTTCTTTGCCAGCAAAGGATGCATGAAGTATACCGGCGATATTGCACGTGTAACTCTGATTATCAATGGTGGCCGGAACGGCATCGACGACCGGCGCGCGCGGTACGTCACTGCCAGTAAGGTGCTGGCTATATGATCTGGGCATTCGTAAAAGCATATTGGAAACAGATGCTTATTGTGTTGATGCTTGCTGCTCTGTTCATCGTCGGAGTGGTTTCCTGGAATATACACGGCAGTCGCCAGTACGATGCCGGGTATGCGCAGGCGGAAGAAGACCGCAAAGCCGAAGAAGACAAAGTTCGTCAGTACTACGAACAGGAGAAAGTGGCCAATGAACGTGAAGCTCAGCAGAGGATCGACCAGGCGCGCAATGATGCTCTTGATGCTGCCGCTCGCGCTGGCCGGTTGCAGCAACAACTCTTTGCCATCCGTGAGCAGCTCAGGCAGTATAACGCCATTGTCGGCGCTGGGACGTCAGCCGCAGACACCGGAGTTTTGCTTGCCGACGTGCTCAGCAAATCTCTCGAGAGAAACAGACAACTGGCAGAGTATGCTGACCGGGCAGCCGAAGCCGGAAGAGTCTGCGAAAAACAGTACGACACACTGACCAGATAGCATGGCATTTTTCATGGTACTGATTTCCGGTGACGGTATATAAAACGGTACGAGAAAAATTCATCTTTGGAAAAATGTTATCACTCAATTAGTTATGGTGTCCGTAAATAATTGAGTGGGAATGATTTGACCCTGCACTATGAATGAACAAAACCCTCTGTTACTACAGAGGG